GTGTATGGGAACATCTGGAATGGAATCAGTGGAAACACCTCGATGCGCATATATTCCAACCCTGTCACAGGTGAAAATAAAGTGGAGAACATCGTCAAAACTGGTAAAGGTCTCAACTTCTACGCGAGTACCTCGAATGTTATGGGTAACCCAAAGATGACAATCCTGGAGTCAAGTAATGTTGGTATCGGTGTGGCAACCCCACAAGGTCTTCTTCACACAAGCGGTGGTTCTGTTTTTATAAACACTCAACCAACATCTAGAAATGGGTATAATCATCTAAATTCACCAATGATTATTTCGAACGTAGCCCCAATTGTAGGCACGACCGATCTTGGCACTGTTTTGGAATTAGCTCGGGAAGGTAATGGAACTCGGGATGGTGTAAGAGCCACGTTCAAAATGGGGAAATATGATAACGCATCTGGGAAATCAAAGTCGAAGCTTCTTCTTTCCCTTTCCGATGATCGTTACACAACTGAAAATACAGTCTTAACCATCCGCGCTGATGGTCGTGTAGGTATAGGATCAACACAACCCTCTGCACACCTCGAAGTCGTCACTACAGGTGTAGTAAACCCCAAAACTAATGGATTTTTAGTCCATAATCAAGATGATGGGGATTCGATAATTGCAATGCAATCAGATTCAACTACTGGAAATGTGTTTACATCCTACATTCAATCAGATAATGATACAAATCTGGCTGGATGGGCTACGGGTGTTTCTGGTTCAGGTGATTATAGAATCACACAAAATTACACAAAGGTTTTAGATTCTGGAACTGTGGGTATGTATATAAATGGTACATCGCGTAATGTGGGTATAGGTACAGATGTAGCCCGTGAAAAATTGGAAGTGAACGGGAACGTCGTCGTTGGAGAAAAAATAACATTCAGTGGAACAACTAATGATCTGTTTGGTAACACATATATACAAGAGCGTGTATATGACGCGACGTTTAATAAATCTGAACTACTCATTTTTAAAGGTAATGATGGTGGTGGTGATGCACAAGGAGGGCCAGACCGTATTTACTATCTCGCACCACAACACCTCTTCAAAACCTATACATCTTCGGACACTATTGTCAACCCAGACAACACAGAACTTACAAACTTAGCAATGTCTATTGCCCCTAGTGGTCTTGTGATCGTCGGTGGTACGGATGCATCAGTGAGTAGCTCAGCAACAAAGCTCAAAGTGAATGGTGATATTGAGTTCGCCGCGGGTGGTTCCTTCATTATTACAGGTCTAGCCTTCTTAACAACAAACGACAACCCATCTCTAAACATCATCCGAAGTATCTCTAATAGTACAGTGAAACGTCCTCTCACATTTACACACAAGGTTGGAGAGGCAACCGAGGTAGAGTATGCTCGTTTCGATGGTTCTGGACGTCTTGGTATAGGTACAGCGTCTCCAGACTCAAATGTTCATCTTTATGATTCACGAACGACAGACCTCGATATGCTCAAACTTGAAAGTCCTGGGACAAATAAGAAGACGGGTATACTCTTGTACACAACCGATAACTACGGTGGATATGTTAGAGGTTTCCGTAATTCGACCCATACGACATCTGGGATCACGATTGGTGCGACCAATAATAGTACGGACGCGGATGGACTCCACATTGTACATACGAGTAATGTGGGTGTGGGTACGGTTAACCCCATGACCAAGTTTCATGTCTATGATGGTGTAGCGCGTGTAGAGCATTCTTCGAGTAATGCTATAGTGGAGTTTAAGACAACTGGTGGTGCTTCTAATATTTATGGGGATACACTCGGGAATGTGTACGTACAACCACATTCCACTGAGACATTCGTTGAAAGTAACCTAACAATCAGAAACGATCTTACGGTACAAGGTGCGATTGATTTTGGTAATGAGGTCGCCATCGGTCTTGCTGGTGCCACAGCGAATACATCCCTTCATGTGAATGGTGGTATAATCACTAACTCGGATGGTGTAGCTGACAAGAAATATTCAAATAGTTTCACACTAACGGCTGGTCAGGGTAAAGATATCACATTGACATTCGCGAATGGTGCATTTTATGCTAAATGTGTTATGATGTTACGTGAGACTGCGACAGTTTCTAACTTGAGTACAATGATCCTCGAAATTCAGGGGGGTACAAGTAATGGAACGACATCGAGTCAAGCCATCGCCATCGGTACGAAGAATATGTTCGGTGGAACCAATGCCTATCCCTGGAGTCCTACAGTGACGACAACAGCAAATAAGATTACAGTCTTACCAGCTGATGGTGCAGCATCGGGACAAGAATTCGCATATGACATACACGTGGAACTTCTCTCTTCTATTGGCGGAAGTCTCCAAACGATAAAGTTTAATGGTGACACTGAAACTAAGAAAACCTTTACATACTAAATTTACTACGAGGGGGTGAGACCCCGCGGTAGACATAGTTCATTTACGCCCTGATGGAATCAGAGACGGCTAGAGCAATCACGCCGGCAATGAAAGCCATGATGACGTAATTCATTTCAGTTTCTTCGAGACCGATCGGAGGTTCAACCTCTTCGACCTTGGGTTCCTCGACAGCTTTCTGCTGTCGGGCGGGAGGTTCCAAATCCTCCAGCGGACAATACGCTATCATTTATATATATTTAGAGATTAATTTCCGTCTTCTTCTTTCGTCGAGTACGTTTTGTTTTACTGGCACCACCAACATTCACCTCCTTGACTTCACCCCCAGTGGAGTCTCCTGAGATAGAAATGATATCTGAAATATCGTCGTCATCGACACTGGGTGCTTGGGCACCATCACCCATGGTTGTGTTCATTGGAGGTGGGGGGGGCATCATGATACCACCCATCAAACTCGAGATGTCTACACCAGGTCCTTGCATCTCGTATTCACCATTATTCATGCCACCCACTGGGGCATTATCCGCTGGCCCACCTGTGTTCCTAGTTGTGTTCTGAACCGCCGCCATCATATTCTTCACGAGGTCGGGGTTCTGTTTCATCACATCGTTCATATTGGGCATGACCGACTTGAACATACTATTGGTCAGGTGGAACATCATCGCCGAACCACCCAACATCATGATCAACTTCACCTCGGGGGCGACGCTGACCTTCGAGCGATACTTCACGTACAACTCCTCAAAGACACCATCATAGTCGTCAACATTTTCCATGACAGACTCAGACCAACCCTCGAGTTGAACCTCAAAAGGATTGTACCGTTTGTTCAAAAACTCTAAACCAGTCACACATGCGACCAACATACGCCTCGAGAATCGAACTGACTGCTCTACATCTATGCTATAGGTGATACGCTTCACCTCCGAACGTAACTCATCTATGTTCGAATATGCCGTGAGTCTCTTGTTCACTGCGAAACCCTTCTTCTCGAGACGTCCAAGCTTATTAATGAGGTCCGACTTCTCCTCGTCAATCGAAGTGTATCCCTTTGAAGGTTGCTCGTCTTGGGGTCCTGGACCATCCATTGGTTCATCATCATAGAAAGTTTGATCATTTTCACCGTAGTCAATCTCTTCATCCTGCTGAGAATGTACAGGGGCAGATTGTTTATTGGGATTCACAAAAGCATCCATCGCCTCTTGGTGATTTTGTTGCTGAGGGGGTGGTTGTCTGTGTACTGGACGGGGAACAGTCTTGGGACGAGGTACTGATATTTCAATCTCATCCATGAGCGCCTGTTCATCAGCATCCAATTTCATCACACTAGTATTTCCTCGGTCAAGAATGATTTCTTCGTCCATCTACTCTCTATGTAGAAACTAAAAAAAATATCTTTAACGCACTTTAAAAAAATGTAGACCTATAATAAATGTTCAAGATGAATCAAGCCAACCGCAATGCAATCACTTCTATCATTGTCATGATACTTTTGATTGTCGCCCTCGCACTCACTCGTAACGTCAGCGCGTACCAACCCAGGCCAATCGTGATCAAGGCTGTGAGTGAACAGTCCATCTTTGATCTTAAACCTGGTCTCGATTGTACCGCGGGTTCAGGTAAGAAGGGTAGTCCCTACTCAATTGGTCTTACCCCTGGTGGTCTCTGTGGCGCTCAGCAACTTGTTGACGACCACGCGAGTTATGCGATCGAGGATGGAATCGGTGGATCTTTAATCTAAGCTAAATATAAATGGCTCTCATTACTTCACCAACGGAGATGATTCCCGATCTCAACTATGAGTACCACACAATCACAGTCGATACCTTGGGTCAGGATAGCGCCAATACGTTCACATGCTTTCTCAGTCAACCACTGAAGAATGTTGTTCAGGCTAGACTCCTCGGTGCTCGTATTCATTCCAATGTTGCGACCGAACATTGTTATGTATCTATCGAACAACTTGATTCAATTTTTAATGACCGTGCGTCGAACGTCTACGATGGACAAGCTCCCCTCAGTATTCTACGGAATTCATTCGCAAGTCTTGTAAAGTCTGAAGATCTCGTTATTAACTATAAAGATGAATACCCAATTGTAACCCAATATATCGATCCAATTCGCCGTATAGATCGGTTAAATATAAACATCCGAAATCAAGATGGAATCCCCATTGTACCATCAACTCCCGAGAAGGATAACTTTTTAGTTCTCCGTTTCGTGTGCAGAAAACCTAATTTGTAATTTTCTTCCCTTAAAGTAGTATACCATGTCAGCAGGTGTCACGCAATTGATCGCTATCGGAGCCCAGGATGAATATATCACTGGTAATCCCGAAATTTCTTTCTTTAGCTCGACCTTTAAACGGCATGCTAATTTTTCACAGTCCATCGAAAAGCAAGTCATCCATGGACCTGTGAAAAACAATTCGATGTCCAGCATTCAATTCGAACGTTCTGGAGATCTCCTCGGCTACGTCTATTTTACAATCGATGATACCGCCCAAGCCCTTGACATTCAGCGGTGGGATACGATTATTGATAAGGTGGAACTCTACATAGGTGGTTCCCTTGTTGATAGTCAAGATGCGATTTTCACTGAGAAAATCGCCATCGATACATTCGCTCAAAACGTCTCCAAGAGTGCGTTAGGTACACACCCAGGTGTGAGTGCTCGTTCCTATTTTTATCCTCTACGATTTTTCTTCTGTGAAGGACCTCAAAATGCACTACCCCTGGTAGCCTTAAACTATCATAATGTCGAGCTTCGCATTCAATGGGCAACCACTGCGTCAAATTATAATGTAGAATGCTACGCCAACTATTACTATCTCGATAACGAAGAGCGTGGGAACATTGCGTCGAAGAAACACGATCTCTTGATCACCCAAGTTCAGAAAAATATTGCTTCAGGTACAGTCGTACAGGATCTCACATTCAACCACCCCGTAAAGTACCTCGCATCCTCAGATACGACAACAGATGGTGCCCTAACATCCCCCATAAATAAGATTAAATTGAATATCAATGGTCTCGATGTGAGTAATTATAAATGGGGAAAACCCCACTTCATCGATGTCATGAGTTATTATCACACAAACTTCGTCACGTCTCCAGATTTTTTCTTGTACTGCTTTTGTCTCTCCACCAGCTCTCTTCAACCCACAGGGACTCTCAATTTCAGTCGCCTCAATTCGGCCAAGATTATGAGTGAGACCTTACCGATTAACGACCCTATATACGCGGTCAACTACAATATACTCCGTATCGAGAATGGTATGGCTGGACTTTTGTATGCAAATTAAAATGCCTTACTATATTAAATGGTCAAGAACTTGCCGACAGTGGAGAGATCCACGAAAATTAGGTTCGGTAGGAATGTCCCAGACTCGGATGTTCAGGCTGAAAATACCATCATTATTAACGCCAGTAATACACTCATAACGACACCAAACAGTGGGAGTATCTATATGGCACCCGTGAAGTTTAGAAATGACATTGCTGACCCGAACATCGTTCTAATGATGTACAATCGGGAGACGGGTGAGTTGTCTGAATCGGGTGAAAGTGCTAACGTACTCGTCGGTGGTCAAACTCTAAACGCCACAACAGACCGTGGTAACATAACATCAAATACGGTACAGTTTTTAAGTCCTACCACGGGTATTGTTACGACTGGAAAGGTGGGTGTCTCGAATCTTCTACCTGGTCACACATTAAGTATTGGTTCGAATGTGTATATAGATGACACGGGATCCAATGTCCTTGTCATATCTGGTGGTGTACTTTTGAGTGGTAACCTAACTGTAAACGGGGGTGTGACAACGATCACCACAGAAAATCTTAAAATCAAGGATGCCATCATCGAGTTGGGTCAAAATAATACATCTGGGGATACGACACTCGACCTAGGTCTGATCATGACACGTCCACAATCCAATGTCACCATTGGATTTTTGGAAACCTCCAAAGAAATAGTCATAGGTTTCACTGAAAGTAGTGCTGATAGTAATGTCATCACACCTCTCACATCCGAAGATATCAATGTACACGTCTATGGTCGTCTCTACACAGAAGCCAATGTTGGTATCTTGAACACTGACCCGATGCACACTCTAGATGTTGGTTCAAACTTGTATGTCGATGAATTTGGTTCTAATATTCTAGTAGTGACTGGTAACACAAGTGTGAGTGGTGATCTCACAGTGGACAGTGGTACACTGTATGTGGATGTGGGGAACAAGTCTATCGGACTTGGGACGGTGAACCCAACCTCAAACCTCCACGTCGTGGGGAATGCTTACATAAGTTCTACTACAGACTCTACTACAACAACCACGGGTGCACTCATAGTCGCGGGTGGAATAGGGGTTGCTGGAAAAATTTACGGACAACATGCTAACCTACAAGATGTCGAGGCTGACAGCCTTACAGTGACTGATGTAACCCAAGCGTCCTCAAACACCACAGGTGCTGTAATCGTTTCGGGTGGTCTTGGGGTTGCCAAGGGTATTTTCAGTGCTACAGTCAACGCAACCGATCAGACAGACGCAACTTCTAAAACCACAGGTGCTGTAATCATTTCTGGTGGTCTTGGGGTCACCAAAAATATTCACGGTAAAGATATTTTCGTGGAGGACATCGTCTCCAATAGTGTAGTCGTACTTGACACAACCCAAGCGTCCTCAAACACCACAGGTGCTGTAATCGTTTCGGGTGGTCTTGGGGTTGCCAAGGGTGTTTTCAGTGCTACAGTCAACGCAACTGACCAAACGGATGCAACTTCTAAAACCACTGGTGCTGTAATCATTTCTGGTGGTCTTGGGGTTTCGAAAAATATTCACGGTAAAGATATTTTCGTGGAGGACATCGTCTCCAATAGTGTAGTCGTACTTGACACAACCCAAGCGTCCTCAAACACCACAGGTGCTGTAATCGTTTCGGGTGGTCTCGGGGTTGCCAAGGGTATTTTCAGTGCTACAGTTAACGCAACTGACCAAACAGATGCAACTTCTAAAACCACGGGTGCTGTAATCGTTTCCGGCGGTCTTGGGGTCACCAAAAATATTCACG